CGGCCTCAATTTCGTCGAGGTTTAAAATATCTCCACCATAAAAATCACGGTGATTAAGCATTTCCTTTTTTATGTTTTCTATTGACATATTTATTTCCACCGGTTTAAGATTAAAACTCCCCCGGCTAAACCTATTAATACCGGGGGAGGGGTGAGCCGTTTTAGATCGTGCTCAGGATTTGGATTTGAATTCAGCGTAAACTTCCTGAATTGATTTTCCGAACTTTTCGCATAAATCGGCATAATGATCTTGAGATCCATTAACTAATATTCCGGAATCATTACAGGCAATGTATGAGTATCTACCTCTCTTTTTATCCCACAGCTTTCCGTAGTTAGTTATCAGATAGAACGCGAACTCAACCGCATCGCTTTCAGGCTGTAGGTAGCGAAGGAAGAAATCAAATAGATTATCAGATGTGGGGTCATCGTCTCCGTAATAAATCTCTTCAAAGAAGATGTGAAATTTTGATCTCAACTCCTCAACATCAACCTTCGGCTGTTGTGCCTGCCAGTACTCGCGGGCGGCTTCGGATTTGGCGCCGTAAATGAAAGCGATGCGTTTATATTCATTAAATGGCGCTGCGTTTTTGTTACTAAAAACTGAAAAGCTGTTGTACATATTTTCAGCCGCTGCTCTCAGCTTTTCGTCCTGTGTTTGTTCTTCGTTGTTACTCATAGGTTATTGTGTTGTTTGGTTAAGTTCTGTTATCTTGTCTTGTAGTTCCTCGCCGAGTTACTGGCTTAAAAAATCGTGATTGTTTTGGATGATTGGCTTTTCGACTTGGACAAGTTCTGCCGGCTCGTATTCCCAATCGGTTACCGTGGTAGTTTCTCCTATCCACCTGGCCCGCACATCCCCCGTCATGCCGCCGCGGAATTTCGCGATGATGAACAGTAATAGACCTGCAGAACTTATCTCCTCGTTTCCGAAAAAATAGGTCGCCATTTCGTAATACTCCGGACGTAGAAGGAAAATCACCATATCCGCATCCTGCTCAATAGCACCCGACTCGCGCAAATCTGAAAGCATAGGCTTTTTATCCGGCCTACTTTCCACTTGTCGGCTCAGTTGGGAAAGGGCGATGATTGGTATATCCAGTTCCTTAGCCAGCATTTTTAGGCCCCGGCTGATCCGGCTGATTTCCTGCTCCCGGTTTCCTTCTCCGGTTCCGCTCATGAGCTGCAGGTAATCGATTATGATAAGCCCCGTGTTATTTTCGCGCTTACGGCGCTTTGCTTTCGATCTGAGCGTGTTTATCGTTAGCTCTGCCGTGTCGTCAATGAAAAGGGGTAGGCCCTCTGTAAGCCGATTTTTACGCAGGTAATCCAGTTCATCGGTATTTAACGTCGAATTTCCAAGCTTTTGAGAGTTGATCCCTGAGTTATTCGACATGGCCCGAACGGTTAACTGCTTGGCACTCATCTCCAAAGAGTATAAGTCAACATGAATACCCATTTTTGCGGGGTAGGTGGCAAGCTCCAATGCTACTGCAGTCTTGCCCATTGCCGGACGGGCCGCCAAAACAATTAGGCTTCCAGGCTTCCAGGCGTTGACCTGCTTTCTGAGCTTACCAATCGGCACCGGAACCCCGATCACCTTATCGTTCGTAAGAGCGTCGTAACAGTCCTGCAGTACTTCGCCCTCAATTTCATCGATCCTTTTAACCTTGCTCGTTTGTATCCCCTCTAAAACAGAGTTTAGTTCCGATTGGTTCCACTCTAACAGGTCGAAGCAGTCCATGCCCTCGTTTGCCTTAGCGATCGCTGTGTGGGATATTTCTATCACTTTCCGGAGCATGTACTTTTGAATGACGATCAGCGAGTGAAACTCGATGTTAGCCTCCGTTGAGCTACTGTCGGATATTGAGACAAGACCGTATGCTCCACCAGCATCATCAAATCGTTTCATTTCCCTCAAGGCCTCGCTTACTGTCTGAAAATCAATCGGCTTACTTTCTGAAACGAGCTTTAGGCATGCGGAGTAAATGAGCTGGCACTTTAGATCGTAGAAATGTTGAGGCTTTAGCCTGGCTGAAACCAAGTCAATAATGCCTGCTTGTATAAGAATGGCCTTAACTACCATCCCTTCGAGTTCAACCGCCTGAGGCATGATGAACTCATCGTTGTTTTTAGTCCTCTTCATTCTAAAGCTCTGCTAGATTTGCCTACGGCGGTTGACTGTTTCGGGTTTTTACCTATCCACTTTTTGAAATGATAAGCGAACTTTGAGAACGAAGGGTATTCCATTTCTGCATTAGGCCGGAAGTCTTCGATCCTGCTTTTAACCTGATCAACGGTTAACTTAAGATCTTGAGCTATCCGTACAAGTTCAGATGAGTTCGGGAGATCCTTAAAGTACATTTCGTTGGAAATCTTCAATCCAGGAAAAAGTGTGTGTTCAATTTTTAGCGGTTCCGTTTCACATTCGTTTCGTTTCGTTTCTGTTTCGTTTCGTTTCGTTTCAGGCGGCGGCTCGCTGCAATTTGCCGCAATTTGCTGCGGACTGTCATTTTCAGGATGAGGAAAGGCGTTTCTCATGTTCCGCAAGCGTTGGCCAAAGTTGCAAACCCGTAAATATTTTCTTTCTCCGACTTCGTAGAAAAGGATCAAACCGGCCGCCTGCATCTCGTGCAGCCAACGGGTGATGTCCGCTTCCCTTATGTCTTCTTTTAGGGGCAGGCAAGCCGAGCGTATTAGCTTGGGGTTTGCGTGGAAACTACCAAAATCATCAGCCTTCATGAATATCCGGTACAATAGCACCTCGGCATTTGGTGACAGGCGGTTTACTTTTTCTGAATCTGTTACATCTCTCAATATTCTATTAGCCATGGACGAAGTCCTTTCTCCTCTTTTGGAGGCTAACGATTTGCCTTAAAATACTCTGTTCGCGTTCCCAGGTTATCGGCCCCTTTAAAAACGACTGCAGGTTTAAGATGTGTTCCTGTATCAAAGACAGGGGATCATTTTTTTCTAGACCATGCTCTTTTTGGTGGCAGGATTCACAAAGAGTGATTAAATTATGATCAGCATACTCCCACGGCTTCTTTCCCTTTTCGTATATTAAATGGTGAACCTGCAGGTTTTCTGTTTTGATTTGGCATGACGTGCATGACCAGTTATCCCTTTGCAGGACTTCGAGGCGCTTCTTTTGCCATTGCGGTTTCTTGAGGAGTTCGTTATAGTAGCTCATTAGTACAGTCCAATTATTTTGTTAAACATTTCTCGATACTCTACAGCGGTATCAAACTTGAATGTGTGGTGCGTTCGGATCAGCATGCGAACGACTTTCAGCTTTTCCACTACTTCGGCGTTGCTGATCTTCATCTCTGGATATTGGATAGGTAGGTTTAAGACGCGCCACTTATATTCGGGGCCGTACCTGGTTTCCAATCCTCTTAAATACCCTTCTTTGTGTGTGTCAGAGAACTGGTTGCAATTCGATGCAGCGCTGTGCAGGTTGTGTAAGTTGTACCTTAAAGAGCTGTTCGCGCCCCGGGAAAAGAAATGTGCCGCGTCAACTTGTTTTCCGAACTCCCTGCCGCAGTCGATGCAGGTCGTGTAAAACTTCGCATCGATGATCCGGGCGAGCTTGTTAATCTCATCTTGTAAGGTCTTCCGGTACTCCTTTGAGTGGGTATCTACCTTCCATACCTGCCTTACCTTGCTCCACTCCTTAGCTTCTGTTTTCTTTTCCTTATCCTCTTTCCTTTCAGCCTTTTCCCTATTGAAACCTAAGGCACACATTACGTTATCACATGTCCTTTGATTGAAACGGTAGGGGGAAGGGGTGAACATCCGGCCGCATTTCGACCATGCGCAGGGTTTAGGCTTTAGTATCTTTGTCATTTCTTGTTTACAGATATAGTTGAACGTATGCTGTCGATTTGTACACTTACAGCTCTAAGGATGTTGGTTATCAGGTCGTGTTCCTGAACGGCAGAATCAGCTTCTCGTTCTTTCGCAGCATTAGAACCAGGAGCAGAGTTGTAAACGGTCAGCCATTCTTCGCGGGCCATTCTTTTGTGATCAATAAGATCAAGGTAACAGCATGAGTAGGTGCGCAGGATTTCGGATTGCTCAATAACGAAAGAGAGCTTGAGTGTTCGGTACTTTTCGTTTGCGTCGTTGATGTCAGCCAGTATTTTGTCTAGTTCTCTCATGGTATGTTGTTTCGCTTTTTGTACTCGTATTCCTGCATCTCTGTGTATGTTTTCCGGGCCGCTTTTCGGAGAGCCTTATAAACTGGGTCGTCTTTAAAAAAGTCGTCTTTTATCTTAACCTCTTTCAGCTCGTGGGTTATTCCATCAAATACCCCGCTGTCTTTTAGGATCAGGTAGTCGCTTTCATTCATTTCGATCCTTACGAAGGAATTACTGTCCGGCTGCATTAGGCACGAGTTTCTTTAGTTCCTCTTTCAATTCTTTCGACAGCTTGTACTTTTCCTCGATCTTCGGTATTAAAACCTGCCCGGCTTTCACCATTTTGGTTGCCGTTTCCCACGCTTCGGTTAAAGTCACCTTATCCTTTTCAAACTTATTAAGCCAAGGTTTATCATTGGCAGTACTTTTAACCTCAGGCGGCGGATTGCTTGCAGCGTTGCCGTCGTCATCCTCATCAATTTCAAGAGCCAATAGGCCTACGAGCGTGTATCTACGGAAGTAAGTAATAGCCGAACCAATTTGCTGAGCGTTTAAATTAGTAGGCAAGTCAATGCAGCTTCTTTCGCTCTCTCCGGTTTCGGTATCTGTCAAGATGGTGTAAACCTTCCCTTCAAACATGGGCTGATTAACGACGATCTGGAGTGCATTAAGGATAGGCTTAACGGCTGATAGGATATTTGGCAGGGTGGCATAAGTGCTTGCTTTCCCATTGGGTTTTTTAAAGAACTCGTTTTTGCCATCCTTTTTAATAGTCTCAACCGAGTTCTGAAACTCAAGAAGTTTTTTGGCTAGGGTTTTCTTTTCCATTTTGTTTTTGGTTTATTTGATTTAACTTTACTCCCGGTATCTGGATATTTCCATTTTGTTCCGGGTACTCTTAAAGGCCGGTGAAGGGCCTTTTTGTTTTTACTCACCTTTTTTCGAGAATTGAAAACAAAGCCTGTTTGTGATATGGTTGTAGCCAAGCACATCCTCATCGTTTCCTGTCATTTTATTATACATGTTACACGGCATTATTGTCGATAGCGCATGAAAGAAAGCTGTAGCATTTTCTCCTTCTGCCAATTCTTGCGTCATGCTCTCATCATCTTCTAGCATTGTGGCAATGGCGTCCTGTAATTTGACCGCATACTCCATGTGTTTTTCTAATTTTTGCATTTCCTTACCCCGTTATCGCATGACGGGAACGCTTTAGACTGTTGTTACATTACTTCTTTTGTGAATTCTTGAATCTGTTTTCCGATTCGCTTATGCTCCTCAACCATATAGGTTTTATTCTTGTCGCTGAGTAGCCGGTACTCTTCGCCGTTTATAAGGTCAGTCAATGCCTTGTAATACTTGCTGTGTTGCCACGGGTCAAATACTCCTGAGTGATTCGTTACGCTAAACGCTTCGTGTTTCTTCCATCTAAACAGCGCGTCCCGGATCATGTCGAGTTTAAAAACACTTATTTTCAAAGCACCTGAAAATATATTTGGCAGAGCATTTCGATTTGACCATCCCATTTTATCAGCGATATGCCGGTAAGCTTCTTTTGGAATGTCCATGTACAGGTCTCGGATTTCTTGTTTCGATGCTATGCTCATACGCTGTCTTTTAAAAGTTCTTGCTGTTGCTGTAGAAGGCTGTCCTGAGCCTTATCTCGTTCATACTTATCGTTCCATTGTTTCAATTCCTTAATCTCTGATCGGAAAGAAAAAACGCAGATTAAAAGCGCCATTGAAAGCACAGCTATGCAGCCCCAGACTATAGCCAAAACCCTCTCTGTGAAATCGTACTGCTCTCTTATGTCCTCTCTTGTGAAGTTCTCCACTGATAGAGGGCGCATGCGGAATAGGTCGGTTAGTTTCATTTTATCCAATAATTATTTCTTTTGTTTTACAGCCAATTAAATTATGTATAGGGCAAACTAGCGTCTTTCCGTTATCCATCATCTCTACGCCAAGATGCGGACACTTTTTACCCTTGCAAGACTTTCCAAGCATAGTTATTCGCCAATCCCAATATGCTTTAGCGTGTTGTGGAGGGTTAAGACCCGTGTTTATCCGCTTACATTTTCTGCGCTTATAAACTATTTCTTTTGAGTAAATGCGTGAGTTACATTTTTCTCCGAAAAAAACAATCTGGTTTGTTTGTCCGAGTTCATCGACATGATAATGTGGATTTAAATCAGAAATAAATCGGCCATCTACGTGATAGTGCGTAAAAGCTACTCCAAATTGTTTGTCGTTGTGAGCTGGCTCTATAACCTCAACCTCACCGCATGGATTCCCATCGTCGTTTATAAGAATGGCGACTGGAACTTTGTAATATTTTCCGACTTCGTAATTCATAATTTCTTTTTTCTTTTAGTAGCTCCACCCTTATAGCTTCGCTGTGAATATTTAAGTGATTGTATTTCCTTATCTTTTTGCGCCAGCAGCAAATCCCTTTTGTCTATTTCAACCTGCAATAGGTTGTACTTCAATTGCTGTATGGCTTCGGTAGTGAAGAGGGACTGCTGCATGGCTTAGGGTTTTGGAGTGATGATGAGGTTGTTTGCGTCTAGCCATTCAACAAAAAAGCCAGAAGTTTTAGGCGAAACGCACCATTCCTGATAATAGGAATGATTAGTTTTCCCATTTTCGAATACCATATACTTTTTAAAGAAATCCCAAATGTCTTTTTCAGACATATCATTCTCCAACCAAAAATCTTCAAAGAATCGCCTTACCTGTTCCTCACTTTGTTTGTTGTGAGTTCCGTTATATCTGCTTAATTCAGTGGTGGTAGGCTGCTCTTTGGCTGGCTCTACGATCTCGGCCCACCGGCCGTCTTGGAATAGAGTCTGATCGTTCGAGTAGATGTATTTCTCTTCGCCATCCCAATGAATGTGATCGAAATCTAATTTAGTTGAGTAATCTACAGTCATGTGATTTTCCTGTAAACACCTGAATTTCTTCCCTGCATACCTTCTCTCAGCCTCTTTGATAAGGGCGGCTTCCCATTCGGCGGGAGTGGCTTCTCCCTGCAACATACAAGATATTCTAAAACCCCACGACTCACTATAGGTTCCGTACTCATCGAAACCATATCCATGCGCCCAGTCCTTATCATCCTCACCGAAATGATCTATAAAAAGAAAACCACCACCTTTTCTGTGATAAACCTTCCCCGCTTCAAACTTCGGCTTGCTCTGTTCGTCGAGATAGTCCTGTGCTGCCTCGTCACTTGAAAATCTTACAACTCCTTTTTCGCATAAGATCCAGCTATTGTCTGTTTCCGCACTGAAAACTTCGTTGATACCAGATACTATCCAATAGTATTTATCACCGAAATAGATATCGACGCCATCATTCGTGGTTAAAAGAAACTTCGCGAAGTACTTAGGCGAACACTTCGCTAGTTCGTTGTCTGTGATTTCTCCTACTTCGTAAACGGTTTGTAACTCGTCTTTAAGGAGGCATTTAAATGTGTTCTCTTTTTTCATGGTTTAGGTTTTTAGTCAATTAATAATTCTCCGGTTCCCTCACATCTACTGCAAGGGGCAGGAATGCTCATGTTGCCGTCCTCATCTTCTAGGTACTCAGTACCAGTACCGCAGCAGTCCTCGCATTCCGTGTACTGCTCTTCTTTGAAGTCAGGAGTGATTTGTCTTTCAGGGGTTATCATAGTTTAGTTCATTGAGATTAATACAGATTCTTTCTCAACCACACGGGACATGGTAAGAGAAGGGAAAGGGGATTCGGTTAGAGGGGCGAAAGAAGAAGCATTCCACGCATCTATATAAGGATGTGAAGGAACTATCATGTTGCAATCATTGCATTGTATGAATTTGCAATTTGGTTTTACAATGTAAGGAGGAGCAACATCTATAATGATCTCCCATAAACAGCATTTACAGCTGCTTTTTAAAACTTGACGAACAATGTGAACTGATCCTTTTTCCATGTTCTTGCCGGTAGTATAAACCACTTTCTGCCCTACATAAAAGGGCGGGAGATTATTTAAATTTTCCATGTTGTTGATTTTAAATTTGCTCCCTGCTTCCAATCAAAAGGCACGGTCAAGCCGAGCAGGGAAAAAGTCTTTTGTTCATTTAAAATCTTCCACTAACAGTTAAATGATAAGCTTGTAGTCATGTGATTGCCTAGCCGTACAACCTGCCTCGTCTGTTTGTCGAGGTTATCAAAACACTTCCAAACTCCCGGTTCTTTCACGTACCTCCCATCGGTACAACCTTCATTCGTAATCATGTTTTAGTGCTATTCCAGTACGTCAATGAACATGTTTATCCACCCCCGGTAATTAGCCAGGTAAAACCATTGTTATATGATGATGGGATTGTCTTCTACCACCTCATCCCCGCCTGTATTTCAGGGCGAGGTGAGAGGATTAACAGCCTCAAATTGCTACGAGGTACTCGGGCCTAACTCCGGGCCTTAACGTTCTAGGCATAACGTTCGTCACCCAGAGGCTGTGTAATAAGGTTGGCTAACTGGTTCGGCACAATTCGATGTGTGCCGGTAATCTCCCGGTCTTATACGACTTATTGCGTTTGCGTACAGTGTTCGTAGTTATAATAGACACACAAACATCTTTGTGATTAATATACACCCTGCATCGCCTGCACTTAGTCCACGAATCGTTAGCCAATATTTTAAAGAACTGTTTTGTTTTGGCAGCGCAGAGAGATTCGAACTACTATCATTTAAGTTTGGGGCCTAAATGCCTCTCCAATGGCGCCTACCCGTTTACCGGTCTATCCCCGGAAGCCAACCAAGCCCTTTGAACTCCCCCGAATTAGGGCCGGGATTTAAACCGCGGTTGCGGTTATTCTGTTGCTTTAGCGATAGCTATTTTGACCTTTTCAAAGCATAACGCATAGTCCGGCATTTCCGCATACACTTCCAATAGGGCCTCAAGCATATCAGGAGCCGCCACTATGAGTTTTGCGTTGGCACGTGCCTCTTCAGCATTTTTTACTGGAAAGTTATCACTAAACCATACGTCAATGTGTCCTATAGCGGCTCCAGCAAGGCAAGAAATTTCATGTTTCCCGCAATTACCATTATCTTTTTTAGGCTTTCCGATTTGGACTATGTGCCAAGGCCCGGGCGTGTGTTTAGTTTCCATTTTGTTTGTATTATAGGTTTATAAGGGGGTTATGAGAAATCTGCCACTGAATCGATCCATCAGCTCTGTACTTTGTCGATGTACCTACTCGAACAAATAGCCTACCGTCGTCACTGATTCTTAAATCGATTGGATTCATTCCATCATCTCTGTCAATGTATTTCAAAGTGCTTTCGTATGACAACTGGCCGTTAGGATGAAAGGTCTCGTCGATAATGATGTTTTCAGGGAATTCAATTTGCGATTGCATATTTTTGGTTTATAAGGGGGTTAACTAATTAATATCTGCTCTTTGTCGATTGAATCCGCGAGCGCTAAAAGCTCTTTGATCTTGTAAACGAATCCTTTGCCCTGCCTTTTGTACCTGTTGATCAATCCGTCCTTATGGGCTTTGTTCAGGAAGTTTTCTTTGACACGGATAAATGCCGCTCCTTCTTTCTGGTTTAGGTATATCGGCTCTGGAAGTAGTTTAGTTGCCATCGTCTGATGATAATTCGGTTATTAGCTTTTTTCTCTTTTCAATAAATTTTTTGATTTTTGAAATTTTTTCTACCCTAGTCCCGATTTTACCCAACATGATATTGGATGCGTTGGATACTGATTTTATACCGACGAATTCCGCTAACTCCTTCAGCGTACCGTGTGGCATCATTTTGTACTCGTCGATTATATGTTTTGGAAGTATCATATTTGTTATATTTGTTCTTAACTTATGTCAAAGATATATCAAGATTCTTTACTAAAGTGTTAAAATATAAAACTTCTTTACATAATACTGAATGTCAATGAATTATTTTTCAAGAAACTTGAAATTCCTGCGTGAAAAGCATGAAAAAACACAAGCCGAGGTGGCTATTGATTTGCATTTTAATAGCACATCTCGCCTTACAAACTATGAAGTTGGCACTTCTACGCCAAACCTTGATACAATAGTCAAGATTTCTGACTATTTCAGCGTTAGCATTGATGAGCTAGTTTGCGTAGATTTAAGCATAAAAAAACAAAATAAGACAGAGGGCATACCTGTTTACAACATTGATTTCGCGGCAGGAGATGTTACTACGTTTGCCGATAACCGTGAGGCGATAATTGGCAGGGTTGATTTAGACGGATATAACCGATGCGTGGCGTTCGTTAGAGTTAAGGGGGATTCGATGTTTAACCGGCTGACTCAAGGCGACTTTATAGGCTTGGAGCCACATCACAACCTGGATGAAATCGAATTCGGCCAGATCTATGCGATCACAACAAAGTCAAATAACCGGTTTGTGAAGCAAGTTAGAAAGCATAATGATCCCTCGAAAATATTTCTGCACTCGATCAATAAAGACTACGACGATATAGAGCTAAAGATTGAAAACATACTCGCTATATTTAAAGTTAGGGGGCCTATCAGAGATCCATTCTATTAGAAAAACTCTTAACTTTAAAAATTAAAAAAATCCAGAATCACCCGCCTATCTAAGCATACAATGGATACGTCTGTGTTCCGGGTGGGAGCACGGAGGCGAAAAACAAGAGTAGCCTTAAAATCTCTGGAAACACTGATAACCCTGGCAAATCGCTGGGGTTTTTAGTTTAAAGTAAAATGAATTATGCCGACTTTTGCCGACTTTTACGATTAAATCTCTTAACTTAGTCTTATGAAAGCGAAAGTACTTTTGTGGACTCACACGAAATTAAAGGACGGCACTCATCCTATCAAAATAAAGATCACCCAAACCATAAACGGCGTAACCAAAGAGCGTTACAAGCCTATCGGTGCGCATGCGCTACTTTCGCAATGGGATGGACTAAGCCGCCGGGTTAAGCCCAACCACCCAAACAATCAGGCAATCAATCTCAAGATTGCTTCAATGATGCTGGACATCCAAAACCAAATGATACAGGATGAAGACGTGAATTTCTCGAAGATCGGCGGCGGCAACATCGTTGAATACTTTGAGAAAACGCTCGAAGAAATTAAGGTCAAGCACTCGGCCTTATACTACCTGGGCATGAATGCGGTTAAGAATAAGTTAAAGGCCTTCAATCCTGATTTAACGTTCGCTAAGTTCAAGCTATCGGACATCCGGGCATTTGAGCATTATTTAATTGGCTTAGGCAATGGTAAGACCACCATCCACCACAACATCAAGCGCCTGAAATACATCTGTAGCCTTGCGGTTAAGGATGGGATCATGGAGTATGCAAAGAACCCGTTCCTAAGCTACACACTTGAAGGTTACAAAACGAAAAAGACCCGGCTTTCATACGAGAAGATCCTCGACATCGAAAAGCTCGACCTTAAAGAAAATACCCCCATTTGGCACGTGCGGAACTACTGGCTGTTCTCTTTCTATTGCGCCGGGATAAGGTTCGGTGACATGTCAAGGCTCGTTAAATCGAACGTAGTGAAGTCAGGTAAAGAAACCAGACTGGTTTATACAATGAACAAGACCACTAAGCACAGGCGCATCTTCTTAACTGAAAAAGCAATCGAGATCCTTAAGCTTTACGCTAGTCATCCTGGGCCTATGCTTTTCCCGATCCTAAAGACCATACCAGCAGACAAGTTTAAGCAGCAGGCAACCATCAGCCGGGCCAATGCATCTGTCAACAAATACCTAAAGACATTGGAGAAGATGGTTATATCGGATATAAAGCTATCTTTCCATAGTTCCAGACATTCACTTGCCGACTACGCGAAGAAGATGGGCCTCGACATGCACACGATCAAGGAATTATTAGGCCACGACAAGATCACGACCACCGAAATATACATGAGCGCCTTCTATGAAGAGGAAACCGATGCCGCCATGAAAAAGCTTTTCAAGTAAAAACAGGTATTTTTACTGGTAAGTGTTATCTGAGAACGGAGTATTTTTGATTGTGCCTAAAAAACAACTCTTATTTTGAACATGTAATAAATTTTACTACCTTTGATTCTATAACAGAAGCAAATAGAGTTAATAATGGCATTTTCAAAGGGTAAGGCAAAGACAGGTGGAAGAAAGCCAGGCGTTGCCAATAAGCTAACCACGACCGTAAAGGAAAAGGTTCTGGACGTGTTTAATGAGTTGCAGCATGACAAAGAAGCTAACCTGCTTACGTGGGCTAAGAGTGAGCCTACGGAGTTCTACAAGATAGCGAGCAAACTAATACCTACCGAAGTAAGTGCCAAGGTAGAAGGAAAAATAATCACAGTAATACCCCCGGGGAAAAAGCCATGAAAAAATTAATTGTATGCGTTGCAATCGCTTTAACTTCTTGCGGGCCTAGTCGGGAAGAGTTATTAAAGAGAAATGAAGTAAGCGACTACCACTTAGCAATCGCCGAAGTAAGCGGACATTCATACATCTATAACGTGTATGGTGGCGTAATTCACGCAGAATCCTGTAAATGCAAATCCCTAAAGCCATGAAAAAACATCTACTCATTCTATCAGCAATCGCGCTGTTCAGTTGTCACAAGGCAAAGACTGATAAAGCGACCCTAAGCCTACAAGTGACCGGCGACGAGATCACTAAGGTAATCAAGGGAAACGTGTATTATGGCGACCAGACAATTCCGGTTAATGCCACGTTCCAGGATCAATACAGCATGGAGGTTATTGTGGATGATCAGCACGTAATGCCAACTAACGACTTGCGGGCGACTTACGTGAACAGGAACGTTAATTCTGGATCTGAACATGTAATAATCAAGATAACAGTAAAGTAATCATGCGTTGGGGAAATGGCATCTCGGCACCTTGGCGGGTGAGTTGGCGGTTCGAGTCCGCTGCGCATGTCGAATCCCGTTCGAGTCGGGCCGCTGACCGGGTTTATGGTAAATTCCCTCAGAAGTGGGTGGACAGGTCAAATAAAAGGAGAAGCGCGGTTAGAGTCCGGGCGAGGATAGTTTAGTGTGGTAAAATACCTTTTATTTTAATTCATCGAAGAAAAACACATAAAAATGACCGAAAACAAGGGGGTAATACAAGATTCGTCGAAAAACATTCTAACTGACGCGGAAGTTAAATCAGTGAGGGCAACGTTAAACGGATCTTCGTTGAGGCTTGAGGGCTTGTTAAATCCGGATGCTGAAAGGATTAAACTGGCAATCGAAAGCATGGGTACACAGGCATGGGTTGTTATGCCAGATATATCAGAAATGACCTTTTACAAGTTGCGCCGAATCCCGCGTAAGCTAAAGAAGCGCATGAAGCGTGCCGGATCATGGGGGAATGTGATAGTAATGAATAGCTAACCAAATCCAAAGAAATGAAAGCAGAAAACACACCACAGCCAAGCGAAAGCCAAAACCCGTCAGTAACGGAAAAAGCCCCATTTTCGTGGCAAGCCATTACCATAATATTGACGCCAACTATCGTTTATCCAAACATTTTTTAATGTTCACAGTAGAATGGTGCGAGTGGCCCGACATCGTAAATGAGGCCTTTATCCCGTATATCGACAACCGGGACAGGTACATCATCCATTATGGCGGGCGGGGTTCCTCAAAGTCCAATTTCGTTGCTAAAAAACTAATCTATCGCTGCCTCACGGAAGACTATTTCCGGTACCTGATTATAAGAAAAACATCGGCATCCATTAAGGATAGTATATTTCAGACAATTAAGGACATTATAACAGAGCTTGGCCTGGAAGATATGTTTCGGTTCAAAGAGCACCCTACATGTGAGATCCACTGCATAAATGGCAACTCTCTACTTGCCAGGGGTTGCGACGACACACAAAAGATCAAATCGGTTAAAGATCCAACCGGTGCATGGTGGGAAGAGGACATACCGACCGAGTCAGATTTCATTACGGTTACCACATCCATAAGAACCACAAAGGCTGACTATCTGCAAGAGGTGTTCACTATAAATCCCGAGGTCGAGGGGAATTATGAAGATAATTGGTTTTGGAAAAGGTTTCACCAAGCTCATAAGCATGAAAAAACATTCAGTGACGTAACCGTTATGAAGGATGTCCCTGTATTTAATCACGAAACATCCTTGTACGAGACTAAGGACGTGGCATTAACATATTCAGTGCACCACAGCACATACGCTGATAACAAATGGATTCCCGGCGAATTTATCGGGTTCCTTATGAACCTCAAGACCACCAACCCCTACTATTGGGAGGTTTACTGCAACGGCAATTGGGGCAACAGGCAATTGGGCGGCAGGTTCTACAAATGCTTTGACCTTGGCAAGAACACGTTTAACTTCGGTTATCGACCTCACCTACCTCTACACATCAGTTTTGACTTTAACGTCAATCCCTTCGTGTCTTTATCAATATGGCAGATCGAGGGCAAGCAAGCCTATCTGATCGACGAGATAGCGCCGGAGTACCCAAGGAACAGAACGGCCGATGCATGCCGGGAGTTTGTCCGCAAATACAACGCTCATACTGCGGGGTTATTCGTGTATGGCGATCCTTCCGGTAAATCTGAGGGAAGCAGCACAGAGGCCGGGCATGACGAATATAAGGTAATACGCCAAGAGCTAATGAAGTTCAGGCCATCACTCCGGGTGTTCAATGTTCAGCCGCCTGTTAAAACAAGGGGTGACTTTATTAACGAGATTTTCCAAAATAATTTTGACGGTTTGGGTATATTCTTACACGAACAAAGTGTATATTTGAAGAACGATTTACTTTTTGGATTGGAGGATTCAGACGGAACGAAGCTGAAAAAGAAGGTGAAAGCGGAAGATGGAAGGCAGTACGAGCAGTATCACCACTTTAGTGATAACATGGACTACTTTATTTGTTACGCGTTCAAAGACTCATTCGAGAGGTATCAGAGGGGTGGCCCGGTGAAGGAATACCGAAGGATGGGAACTAATTTAATAAACGAAAAGCACAGGATATGAAAGCATCAGAATTAAGAATAGGCAACATTGTCGCCAGAATTAACAGGTCTGGAATTGTACATCTTCCGGTGTACTCGAACCCATTTAAAATTTTTTCATTGAATCCTTTCGATGGAAAAATATACCGGTACGATAAAAACCCTGCTTTACTGCCGGACTCGGATATGCAGGAATTCGACATAAACGACATTTGCGGCATCCCCCTCACCGAAGAGTGGCTGGTGAGGTTTGGGTTAAAGCCAGAACGCCTTATTGAATTCGATGCTAATATAGGAAAGTGGTACACAATGGATGGTTCCAGGTTTTTATTCCAATACGACGGCAACGGAAGAATTCACAACGGAGTGCTTGGCATTGAAATTAAACACGTCCACCAGCTCCAAAACCTATACTTCGCGCTCACGGGCGATGAATTAACCATTAAATAACAGCATATTATGAAAACTATAAACGTATTAGAGATTCAGGAAATTAAAGAGAAGTATGAGTTTAAGGACTTGGAAATACATTTCCCGGAATTAGCCAACGAGCTATATGAATGGTGCAAAACTAACGGTTTAATTATGGCAAACATAACCACGCTAAAGACAACAAACAGAACAGTTGTATTTTTATCTTACTTTGAAATGTAATGAAAATAACCGAACTACTCGAAACCATCGACGGCGACAAGTGCATCACATTCTACCACTACGACCCGAGATCAAACACAAAGCACTACTCAAGCACCTTTGTGATAACGCCGAGATTTAACAAGCTGCGAATCAAAAAGAACTTTGAGAAGGAGTTAAAGAAGGCCCTTGCTAATTTGGTCGTGCCCGTCCCCTTAAGGCCCATCATGCTAAATTAGTGGGTCAAAAAAAATACCCATCCTCAATGGTTCATAATTTTGCTTTATGCCGCGATTACTGCGAGATAAAGACTATTTACGAGCCATACAACAAGATAACCTAGACCAGGTTACGGAAGGCAACAGGCAAATAATGCTTGATGTCGAGCAGGCCGCGCAAACCCAAATGATCAGCTACCTGATCCAGCGCTACCAAACGGCCAAAGTTTTCACTAACACATCAGTTTACAGCCCTTCGGCTATCTATGGCGCTAAAGACCTCGTAGAATATACAGAACCTGCTTTTAATGCAGCCACGGTATATTTAACTGGTGACCGGATATCCTATGATGGTAAGATTTACCAATCAACATCTGGATCCGCTGCGGGCGCTTTTAATATCGCCAACTGGACTTATCTTGTTGACGACCTTTCCCTGTTTTTTGTAAACCTTCCTTTCCCTGAATTCAACCCGGCAACGAGTTATTCAATCGGGGACGTCGTATGGTACAACGGAAGTGTTTATACTGCGGCAGTCGCAACAAAGAACATTTACCCGGATTCGTCAACGCAATATTGGGGAACGGGAACCCCCTACACGATCACAAACATTCTGCCGACAGTTGGCGCTACCTGGACACAGGGCGACAACCGAAACCAGGAAATAGTGATGAATCTTATTGATATCACACTGTTTCACCTACACACCAGGATCAATCCCCGCAATATTCCAGACCTAAGGAAACAGCGCTATAACGGCGACGATCCAATGGACAGGGGCGGTTCTATTGGCTGGTTAAAACACGTTGCATCAGGTGACGTTAATGCCGATCTACCAAAGATTGTCCCGTCTCAGGGCCTTTCTATTTCATGGGGATCAGCCAACGGATCTGGATCTGGCGGAACTTATACAATAAGCAATAATACACTCTGGTAATGGCAAAAAAGGATATTAAAAAGATTGATAACCTCGATGTCATTCAGCCTAGGAGCGTTGATACTCGAAGATACATTAAACGAGAAGTTCAGCTATACAGGGTAGCAACTGATCTCAAAAAATACAAGTTAGCTGTACTGGCCGCAGAGAATATCCAATATCCCCAGCGTCACCAACTATACCAGATATACAACAACTGCATGTTGGATGCACATTTAAGTGCTGCTATTCAACAACGTAAGAACCTCACTTTATCAAAGGAATTTCAAGTATTAAACCCAGATGGGGAGATTAACGAGGAAAAGACCAAGTTGATTAACAAAAAATGGTTTAGGGATTACCTGGATCTTGCCCTTGACTCCCTATTCTGGTCTCATTCCCTTATCCAATTCGACAGCATTATAAACGATGAGTTCAAATGTGTTGAGCTGGTGCCGAGAATCTACGTTAAGCCAGAGTTTCACATCGTAACGCAAAACTACTCAGACTTAGAAGGCCTCGATTACCTTGAAATGCCTTACCGTAATTGGTGCATAGGAGTGGGAAAAAGCCGTGACTTAGGTTTACTTCTTAAAGCTTCTCCGCTCGTTATATGGAAGAAAAACGCAATGGGTGCCTGGGCTGAGTTCATTGAGAAATTCGGGGTACCGGCAAGGATCGGCAAAACTAACGTCAGGGATGCGGAAACCCGTGCCAACATGGAGGACATGTTGAAGAATATGGGAACAGCTCTATGGGCAGTTCTCGATACTGACGACGAAATTGTGCCGGGCTTTGAGACTAAAACACAGGACGCCTACAACGTTTTCGATATGATGATCCAGCGCTGCAACAGCGAGATTTCTAAGCTTATCCTTGGTCAGACAATGACCTTGGACGACGGATCAAGTAAATCACAAGCAGAAGTTCATGAGCGCGTTGTGGAGATGGTTGATTATGCCGATGAGCAATTTATCAAAGGCGTAAATAACTACCAGCTTTGCCCAATGCTTACGGCGCTTGGCTTATTCGACGGTTCAGAAGAAATCGTCACTAAATCAGACGACGAGTGGGATCTCGAAGCCAAAGGCAAATTCGATGTTGAGTTATTGAAGACAGGGAAATATAAATTCACACCTGAATACCTCCTTGAGAAGTACAATACAGAGGTGGTAGAAGTTGAAGAGCAAGAAGTGGATAATACTTCACGGGTTAAAAAACAGATAGACAATTTATACAAATAATGTGCGGGATTTGCGACGTTCAGAACATCGATACCATAAACCTATTCTCAGATGATGAGATTTTAAGGTTTTTGGACGACGTATTTAACGGCCTAATATCGACTAGTTCTTTGAGTACAGAGCAATACCTGATAATAGCCCGTAAGCTGTTTGAGGGTGTTGCCTCTGGTTATGGGAAAGACATCGCTACAGTATCGTTTGGAACACCTGATTACGCTATGCTGAGGTCAATGAGGGAGAACGTTTACAGGTTCTCAGGGGCCAAACAGTACCAATCAATAAGGCAGATGAACAGCCTGTTGATCCAGGACGGGAAGCTGATCACAAAATCAAACTTCATGAAGCAAGCACGGGAGTTATTCAAAGAGTACAATGTGAATCATCTTTCTACAGAGTATAACACCGCGATTCAACAGGCCCGCTCCGCTTCTTTATGGCAGGATATTCAGCAGAATAAGGAATATTTGCCGATGCTTACCTATCACACGGTAGGCGATGGAAGGGTAAGGCCTGAACATGCGAGTCTTGACGAAATAACCAGGCCTGTTGATGATAAATTTTGGTACACGTGTTTTCCTCCTAATGGATGGAATTGCAGATGTACTACTATCCAAACAGACGACGCGGTAAAGAGTGATTTAAGAGGCATAAAAATTCATCAGGATGTTCCGGAGCCGTTCAGGATGAATGCAGGACGAGACATGATAGTTTACAGCAAAGCGCACCCATATTTTAATGTAGCACCGAAAGATAAACAGGCATTAGCTAATAATTTCAATTTACCACTACCATAATGGCATTCAACAACGCAGCACAGGTTATGCAGATGCAGGCAAGGATTGAACGGCAAATAGCCGCCTCACTATCCGCTGTTGCTACTTTGGCCCGAAACCATTACGTGGAGTCATTCAGGAACCAAGGTTTTACAGACGAATGGTTAAATAAATGGACGCCAAGGAAAGCAAGAGATCGAGGCCGGCAGTCAAGAGGGTCGCGAGCTATCTTGGTAAGGTCTGGATCACTAAGGAATTCGATTAAAGCCCGGGTTGTTGGCTATACCATTATCATATCGAGTGACTTGCCATACGCAAACATACATAATGATGGCGGACAAGGCGCAAGGCGCATGCCGAAAAGGCAATTCGTAGGCTACTCGGCTGTGCTGAACAGTAAAATAAAAGGAATGATTGACAGGCGAATTACAAGAACTTTCAACGGAAGATGAGCCATATAATACTATACAACGGCCTCCGGGCAGACATCGAGGCAATAACAGGTCTTGACGGTAAGCCCGTGTTCAAGTATGTGAGGCTTTACAACAGTCAGTACGAACACCAGGAGAGGCTAAAAAACGATCAAAGCGCTTTCCTTTTCCCGGCATGCCTGATCGAACTAAAACCTTCCAATTTCAGGGACTTACTTAACGGAGTTCAGCAGTATGATTTGACCGTAACCCTGCACATAGGCTTTGAGAGCTACAAAGACGAAGACACGGATATACTAACGATCAAGCAGAATGTGTTTAAGGCTGTTCACCGGAAACAGTATGCGGATTTCAGCATGCTATTACGCCGGGATGAGCGCCAGAACTTCGATCACCCGAATACTCAGATTTACGAACAGGATTACTTCACTACAGGAAAAGACTTTGACGCAGATATAAGGCCAAAAACACAAACCGGACTCATTTCACCGGCTGTCACAGTCAACTTAATTACCCCATAATGGCAAGAAAATTAGTAGATATTATCAATCAAATGGATGTTGACCAGGCCAGTAAGCCCGAGTTGACTGCATTAAATAGTCCTAGCCAGGTGGCTATTTACACCCTGTGGAAATACATCACAGCATTGCAGATATATTTTGTTGAGGTTCTCATGGATCGTAAGAAGGTTGAGATTCAGGACGTCGTAGATTCCGGTATCGTTGGCTCTGATTACTGGCTACAGCGCAAGTCTTTGGAATTTCAGTATTCTGCAACCGTACCGCAGGTTACGCATCTCATTGGATTTGTGCCCGGATATCTCATTGTTGATCCCTCGCTAAGAATTATTACGCGCTGTTCAGTAAAAACGACAGCATCCAGATTATCGACGGTGAAGGTTGCAAAGAATGAGCCGCCAGTAGCGCTAAGCGCCCCCGAACTCTCAGCCTTTCAGAGCTATCTGAACAACACAGGCGACGGCACATCAAGCGGCGCAGGCGTTGGAATTGGCTTTGCTGGAACAAAATGGATCGCTAGCAGCTACGATTCTGATAAATTCTACTTAAAAGCGAATATCGTTTATAACGGCCAGTACGCTGCGGTTATTCAATCGACGGTTATTTCCGCTATAGAATCTTACTTCGCCGCGCTTCCCTTTGATGGATCAGTGAAAATAGTTTCGCTTATCGATGCTATACAGTCTGTTCCTGGAGTTTCAGACGTAATCATTGAAGATGCAGCAATACGTCCAGATACAGCGCTTTTCGCAAATAAAATATACCTGGTTCAGGGCTTTACCGAACTGCTTAGCACATATCCAACATTTGCCGGTTATGTTGCGCAGGAAACAACATCTGGAAGCACTTTCACCGATACATTAACCTTCACTGCGTCATGAGTATTTTCAATTACAACGCTTATGTGGTAGGGGAGCAGATTACGCCGCCAGACCTAAGGAAACCAAAGTTCATGGCTTGGCTAGACGTCTTATTAAAGCCTTTGCAATGGGCTGCTGACAATCTGTTTGTAGATTTCTCAAACGGATCAAATTACCCTGAATACGATGGACTAACAGGGTATTCATTTGGGGACACAGTTATATGGTCAGACAAGAGGGTGTATAAATATATCTCTACAACGATCACAGCTGGAACAGATCCGAGTAACGACGCCTACTGGACGCTGGTAAACGAAACATTTATCGGCGTAAACGAACAGGTTAAATACAATTCTCAAATCATTGTATTCGAGTACCACTTAAATAAATACTTTTTGGTTTCGCCTATAAACCCTCAGATATACTTGTCTGATAATGCGAATTCCGGATCGAACTTTATGATGGGATTTACAGGGCCTTACAGCGATAATATGCCTGTAAATAGTGCTTATCAAATAAATTACATGTCCACTATCCCAGCCTACACATTAACTGATTTTACCATAAACGTACCGCTCACCTTATTTAACTCGCTGGGAAACACAAGTGCAAATTCCGAAAAAGCAATAAGAAACTACGCCGATAAATTTGTCTTATCCGGCATGTGTTACGATGTATCAACCTACTAGAAAAATATGAACAGAATATACACAGGCTTCGCCGCAGACCCGTCACCACAACAGCCTTGGACAACACAATCCCTCGACTTCTTACAGGATTCGATAAAAGACCAGGTTAACATGATTTGCCGATCAGCAATAAGGCAATCTGGTTTAACATACTCAACATCCATACCCTACCAATTCGCGAACAATGGATCTTCGGGGCGGTATATATTTTTCAACGGGGAGCTTTACTTCATGCAGGCGCCTGCGGGAGGTAACAATATTGGCGTTTTGATTACTCAATCGGGAACCGGTGACCCTCTTTTATTTTCTGACAACGTAGCCAGGAATGTGCATAATGTCCGAGTTATCGATCCACAAACCGGAACCCTTGGCGCTGGACTTTTCGATCTTGCCGACATTGTGGATATTAACCTGGTGATATGGACATCTATTTCTTTATTAAACGGATATTCTACCTACACGGCAAATCCGGAATTTAAGGTAGAGCGTGAAGTGGTAACACTAAGAGGTAACGCTACTGTCACACCAGGAACTTCCAGTAAAATAGCTGACATGCCTTCTCAGGCTGTCCCAAGCGACACAAGGTATATTCCTTGCACGACTTGGGATGGAACAAATTACATCGCCAATCTCTTGATAGTAAACGCTACGGGAGAGGTGAATATTCAGATCACGTCAGGAACAACCGTTATCGTTTACTTTGACGGATTAAGTTATTCCGTTTAATTTTTCAGATAGAATTCGATGGATATCGTCGAACTCTTTTCCTTTTAAATTCCCAACCTTTGCGGTGATGTCGTAGTATATCTTTAAAATATTCTTGAGGACGTGAGACTCTGATTTATCACGCAGTATGCAGTCTTCTATGAAGTGATTTTTAGAAGTCCCGCCGACATATCCCTTCACCGTTTTACCATCTATCCTGGTTAGCGCCTGTATTCGAGGCATGTTTTTTTTCTCCGACAATTTTAGAATTCTTTTTTCTGGCATAAGAAAAGTGGGTCATTTTCCCGTTACGGTAAATATACGACATAATTTTGTTACGTGGATAATTCTTACACGTTCAAATATATCAGAAATGTTTCCGAGCAAGAGGGGACGATCCTTATTTATAAGCAGATCGGAAACTCAATCGATCAATCAGGAAATATCGTTTATGGTGTAAACGGCTCTGATTTCGCGAATGAAATGGAGTACTTACAGCGCGTGTGCAGTAAGATCACAGTGCGCATAAACTCACCTGGCGGATCTGTCTTAGACGGGTACGCAATTGCGTCTTCAATATTACACAGTCAAAAGCCAGTTCATACCATTGTTGATGGTGTTGCCGCAAGTACAGCAGGCTGGTGTGCGGCATGTGGATCTGAGCGCTCTATGGTTGATTACGGCTCTTTCATGATGCATAATTCATCAGGAGCGGGAGATAAGGACATGCAGAACCTGATCGACACTTCAATCAACACTATCCTTTCAAATCGAAGCGGAAAGACACCGGAAGACATCACCAACATGATGAAGAAAGAAACTTGGCTCAATGCTTCACAAGCTAAAGAGAACGGGTTGATTGACAATATTATCTCATCCGGAAAGAAATTCAAAACGCCCAAAAACGCAACTGCCGAACAGTTGGCGTCAATATTCAACAAATCAATTAATAACCCAAACATGGAAAAAGTAGCAAAACTGCTTAATCTGGCTTCTGATGCTTCTGAAAAGGAAATTACCAGCGCCATTGACGCAAAGGACAGCAAAATCAAAGCACTCGAAACAGAATTAGAGGCGCTGAAAGCTGAGAACATCGCAAAAGAAAACGCAGCTAAAGAAGCTGCTAAAACCAAAGCGGAAGCACTCGCAAATAAACTGGAAACAGAAAAGAAAATCACAGCCGATCAAAAAGCTGATGTGATCCAAATGGCGATCGTGAACTACTCTTTTGTAGAATCCACATACTCCAAAATCGGCACGCCTTCAAACCAGGTTTCCACTAAGGTTTTCGACATCAAAAACGTAAAGACCGGAAGCAAAACAGAAGATCGTTCTGAATGGACAATCCGCGACTGGGAGAAAAAAGACCCTAAGGGCCTGGGAGAGATGCAAAACTCTACTCCGGAAGTGTACCAGGAATTATACGACAACTTTTATAAAAACAAATAACGATGGGATTAATTAAAGGGCCTTTTGGCGCAACCGACGTAATTGCTCTGACGGCCACAGGCACACAGGCAATTACAATCACTAACGAGCAAAACATCATTGACGGCGTGACCGTTCAGGCCACCGGTAACAGAACACTGAACCTTACAATCAGCTCTGAAATTAAAGCCGGTGCCATGCTTTACATTAAAGTAAAGGCAACTGGCACAGAGACTACTATCATGGGTACAGGTATGACAGGCCCAACCATCACCGGAGTGGCCGGGAAAACTCATACGGTTGCGTATTGGTACGATGGAATCACATTCAAACCATCCGGAACAGCCGTTCAAATCGACTAAAAACAATCAAATAAAAGCTATATCATGGCATTACAACGCGAAGTCTGGGCAACAGACATACAAGAAAACCTATACGCAAACAACGCCTTCATGGTTAAGGCAACCGACCATTCAGCGTGGGTGAATTACAAAACAGTTCACGTGCCACAGGCTGGCGCAAACATGGCGGTAGTTAAAAACAGAAGCGTCCTTCCTGCGCAAATCACTGAGCGGACAGATACCGAATTGACCTACAACCTGAACGAGTACACGGCTGATCCAATCCTCATCCGAAACATCGACGAGTTGCAGTTATCGTATTCGAAGCGTATGTCTGTATTGAGTCAATATAACGACGTGTTGGGTGATACGATAGCAAACAACACGCTTTACGCTTGGGCGCCAAGTGGAGCGTCCCGTTTGATCCGTACAACCGGAACGGCAACTGCGGGAGTATTAGCACCTGGGGCAACAGGCAACAGGAATGCTTTAACATTAGCTGACATTGCAGCAGCCAAAGCAAAATTGGACGCTGAGAATGTGCCGGCCGATGGTCGTGTTATGATCATCCCTGCGGATATTTATAACACGAATTTACTGGCTATTCCAAACATCATCCAGTACTTCCAAAACGGGACTGCGGTATTACCTAATGGTAACGTGCCTAAGTTGTTTGGTTTCGAAATCATCGTACGCTCAAGTGTGCTGGTTTACGACAACTCTGCAACCCCGGTTATCAAAACAATCGGCGACAACGGTGTACCAACCACAACAGCAACATCTGACAACTTAGCCATCTTGTTTTACCATCCAAAATTTGTGGCGAAAGCAATGGGTGGAATTGAGGTGTTTTATGACGAAGACAAGCCGGAGTTCTTTGGATCACTGTTCTCTGCATTGGTAATGCATGGAGCTACCAAGATGCGCACGTCACAGATTGGTGTTGGTGCAATCGTACAGGCTTAATCAATATTAACTAAGAGCCGGTTAACCGCCGGCTTTTTAATACCTATTTAAAATGGAGTTAAGAAAAAAAGCGGAAGACGCCGCAAAAAACTATATCAATGACCCGGATATCGAAACGCTATGCGTGACATTCCCGGATCAGGCGGTTTACGTCAATAACGACATCCAGGTAATGCGCAAGCACTGCGCTGATCATAACCTCGAAATTATCGTGCTAAAAGGCGAAGAGTACGGGCCTAAATTGCCGAATGTAGATGAGAACCCAGTCGAAGTAAAAGAGAAAAAACCAAAAGGAACACCAAAAAAATAATGGCAAACGACGTTATATTCATCAAAGCTCAAGGCGGCTTAGGCAGGCCATTGCCAGGAACGGATTACATTTCCGGCTTGCTGTTTTATTCGGCATCCCTTCCCTCTGGCTTCACAACTACCGACAGGATTAAAACTGTTTTTAGTATTGAGGATGCCGAAGCCATCGGGATTACTGATGCGCACATTGGCGAAACCAAAGCAACCGGAACCATTACGGTAACCGGTGCCGGAACAGCAGGTGACACCATTGAGGTCAAGATCACTACAGACACAGGAACAGTTTCATTAGGAACAGCCACAGTACCTGGATCTCCAACAACTACCACAGTTGCCTCTGCTATCGCAGCAGCTATCAACTCCGGAACATTGACGCATGGGTACACAGCTTCATCGGCATCAGCCGTTGTTACAGTTACGGTGCCAGCCGGAAACGGCTTAGCGGCAAACTCCTATGTTTTTGCCAATGTTATCACCGGGACAGCGACTACCACAAATTCAACGTTTTCAGGCGGCGTAGCTTCGGACATTGACATCTTATATTACCATGTTTCTGAGTATTTCAGAATTCAGCCTAAAGGCAAGCTGTATGTAGGCGTTTATGCGACTGCTGATGTCGGAACATTCGCAAGCATTACCCTTATGCAAAACTTTGCGCTTGGCGAGATTAAACAAATGGCAGTTTATCAAAAAACAACAGCCTTTGCGACCTCTCAGACAAACACCATTCAAGGCATTTGCACGGCATTAGAGGCTCTTCATAAACCTTTGGTTGTTCTATATCAGGCAGATTTTTCAGGCGTGTCAGATTTAACGACATTGACGAATCTAAGGGTTTTAACTAACCCTCAGGTATCGGTACTGATCGGCCAGGACGGTGCGAATATCGGTAAATCACTTTACAGGGCTACTAACAAATCCATCGGAATTGCTGGCGGAACTCTTGGGGCGGTTTCTTTGGCAGCAGTAAACGAGGACATTGCATGGGTTGGTAAGTTCCAAATGGCAAGCGCTGAACTTGATACACTTGCCTTTGCAAACGGACAGCTTTACACGGCGTTATCGGATGGACTGATCAATAACCTCGATTTGTACGGATACGTATTCTTGAAAAAACATCTCGGAATTGCCGGATCTTATTTCGATGATAGCCACACGGCTGTTTCTCTGACATCAGACTACGCTTACATCGAGAACAACCGCACCATTTACAAGGCTATCCGTGACGTAAGAACGATCATGTTGCCAAACCTGGCGAGTCCCATTCTGGTAAATGCTGACGGTACACTGACGGAGGATGTAGTAGGTTATTACTCCTCGGAATGTGGTCGCGCTCTGGATGTCATGGTTAGAAACGGAGAAATCAGTGCTTACAATGTGATCATTAATCCTGCTCAAAACGTCCTTTCTACTTCGATCCTGCAGATCACAATTCAAATTGTCCCGGTAGGAGTTGCAAGGACGATCAAAATTAACATCGGTTACACCGTTTCAATATCTCAATAAAATGGCATACAACATACCGCCGTTAATCAACGGCAAATCATACGAGTGGGCAGATATTAAAGTGAACATTTTGGGACAACCCATCACTGGCATTACCGCTATCATGTACGATGATAAACAGAACATGGTTAATGTCATGGGGGCAGGGCCTCGCCCGGTGTCTCGTGGATATGGGAATTTTGAGCCATCGGCTAAGATTACCCTACTCATGGAAGAAGTGGAAGCGCTAAGGACACTGGCAAGGACTATCAGCCCTTACGGCTCTATCCAGTCAATCCCGGAGTTTGACATTCAGGTGTTTTATTTAGATCCTGCCCTGACCATCAGGCAACACGTTTTAAGGAATGTTCGCTTTATGAACAATCCGACAGATACTAAGTCCGGCGATACATCCATCCCGGTAGAGATCGAAATTCTGATCTCTCACGTAGAGTACAAACAATAATTTATAAACCAATCCCCTTTAGAAAATGGAATTAAAAACAAAAGAACAGCTCGCATCAGATCGCGAAACTGCAAAACTACAGGATCCAACCTGTCGTGACTTTATCGTAACACTCGATACTGACGACGAAACAAAAACAGCAACTTTCTTTTTGCGCAAACCTGACAAGACTACCAGGTCAATGGTTGATAAGCTTGTAAACAAAGGCTTATCTGAAAACGCGGTAAAGGCGTGTTTAAAAGCGCTATACCTTGGCGGTGACGATATTGCATGCCTAGACAAGTATGACGACGCAATGATCTCAGCCGAAGCGGGTGTCGTGGAGTTGCTTAAGGTTCAAGCCGCTATCATAAAAAAAAATTAGAAGAGTACACAAAGCTGATTGAGGCGGATGAGATGGCAAAGAATAATGCGCTCATCCGCTTTTATCATAGGGAGAATCCGGAAGATCTATCTAACGAAGACTGGTGTTTGAGGGTGGCAGAACTTCAATTCGTCCTAAAATACACAGGTGTATTAGTACCAAAACAATAACATGGCAGCGCAGGGAAGCACGTTACAATATAGGCTAACGCTAAACAATAGCAATTTCAACAATAAGTTGAGGGAATCTGCGGGAAATGTTGGCAAACTTGATTCGTTGTTTGGCAAGCTCGGCCAACGTCTTGCGGCCGCTTTTTCAGTCGGTAAAATTATTGAGTTTGGAAAAGCGGTGATTGAATCACTTAAAAATTACGAATACTTCACGGCCGCCATCCGCACCATGCTCAAGGGGGATGCGGATCAGGCCAGGGCATTGCAAGGACAGCTTGTTAACCTAGCCAAAACAACGCCGTTTGCACTAACAGAGGTTCAGGACGCGTCTAAGCAATTACTTGCTTATGGTTTTAAAGCCGGGGACTTAGTTCAGACCATGCGAGACCTTGGAGACGTGAGTTCAGGTGTTGGCGCGCCATTAACAGACATCGCATATCTATATGGAACACTCAAGACGTCCGGCCGGGTTATGCAGGTGGATTTGCGGCAGTTTGCTGGCCGTGGTATTCCTATTTACGAAAGTCTTGCGAAAGTACTTAAAGTGAATCAAAAAGAGATAAACGCCATGGTTCACGACGGGAAGATCGGATTTAAGGATGTTGAAAAAGCTTTCAAATCCATGACGCAGGAGGGAGGGCAGTTCTTCAATATGATGAACCAGCAATCGCAAACTGTTGGGGGCCGACTTTCAAATCTTGGTGATTCATGGGAGCAACTAAAAGTAAACATCGGGAAATCACAGACCGGCATCATCTCATCAACGGTTACCTGGGTAGGCCAAATGGTAGAATCTCTATCTAAAATATTTGAACAAGCCAACAGGATAGATGAAGCATTCGCAAAAGCCAAGCTATCATTTACGGGCTGGGAAAAGTTTTTAAACCTTGCTCAGCAATATGGAACAGCTATTAACGGAGACGGATGGGGAAGGGCAACCATGAGCGAAACTCAAAGGTTTGATCAATCTGTACAGGAAAATTTAGTGAACCCCGCAAGTCAAAGCTTAGGCGGAGCAAACAAGGCGAATATTGATGTGCACAAGGCTATTGCTGAAATTAATAAAAAGTATGCTTCCGGAGATCTTGATAAAAAGAATTACGAAAGGCAAAATGCTATTCTTAGAAACGCACAAGGAGTAATTGAAGGAAACATCAGGCTATTTAACTCGAAAGAAGGCCCCGGTGGAAAAAAAGGGGATGGAACAGAGCCAGGCGGCGCTACAGGATCTGCCAGCTCAATTGGTTCAGGTGTAGAAGTTACCGGTGCCAGGCCTCAGAACTTAACCATCAACGTTGATAAGCTCGTGGAAACATTGAACATAAATACAACCAACATTAAGGAGGGTATCGGAGAAATGACAGAGGGTGTTAAAAAAGCCCTGCTCGAATTACTCAACGATGCCAACCAAGCAGCATTTCAATAAAAGATATGAAACCATTGACAATAAACATAGAGTGCCTTGTGGAGAATTACACATTAAAAGACACGGAAATTAAACCTGAATTAAGTGAGGCATTAACGGATATTATGATTCGCGCATTGTTTAGCTCAATGCAAAACGAAAGCCGAGAAATAATTGTAAACATCGGTTCTATTATTAAAAATATCAGTATAGAAAATGGCTGATTTCATCGTACCAAAACCGCAAACACCAGCGGCGCAAGCCCAGTTAATTCTAAAAGGGGCTGGGCTTGCATTGGTTAAACCAAAGTTTTTCAACATCGATACAGCAAAGGCCCAAGACGAGACATTTGCCATTGAACAGGCGAAAATTGATTACTCTAAAACGCTATTCGGAACGCCTATTTTCGATGTTCTAAAGTTTGATTCCGCAAGCTACATTGACGATTCAGGAACAACCATAAACCTCGGTGGCTTGGATCTTGAAATTGCTTTGTTCGACATAAATATGCCCAGGAACATTGTAAGCACAAAGGTGAATGGAAGGAATGGAAAAGTGTTTGAATACATGTCGAATGACGATTACCAGGTTAACATCAAAGGGTGTTTGGTGAGTGATAACAATGGCGGGTCTCCTGAAAAGTTGATCCGAGACCTAAACCAGTACGCGATTGCCCCGATTTCATTGAAGGTTCAAAGCACTATTTTATCATACTTTGGAATTTTCACTATCGTCATCGTAACGCCAAAATTTACGCAGCGAGAAGGTATGCGTAATGTGTGGGACTACGAGTTGCAATGTGAAAGCGAAACCCCTTTCGAGATCAAATCTGCAAACAGCAACAATCGCAAAAGTGTACCATCTTTCTAATGCTAAGGCCTAAGTTTAAAATAACATTCACCAAAAAGGACGGCACCGAGCTGGCCTTTAATTTCTGTACCGCCTTCGAGATACGGGAGGGGTACGAAGATTTGACGAACACCGCAAAAATCATTGTGCCTCAAAAACTATCCCTTGAAGGGGTCAGTTTATTTGCCGGGGCAAATCCCGTATTCCTCCGGGGCGACAAGGTGAAGATTGAGGGCGGCTACTTCCCCAATAGCAGGTTATTGTTCTCTGGGTACATTACCCGGGTAAACGCAAATATCCCGATCGAAATAGAATGTGAAGATGCGGCATTCTTATTAAAGCAGACTAAGGTAAACTACCCGTCAAAAGTGGGGCTGATCGAGAGATCAAAAAAAGGGAAATTATTGAAGCATCCAAAAGTGATACCGTTTAAGGTTTTTCTTGAGGAGCTGCTTGATTACATGCTGCCGGACATTCAGTTTAAGGTTATTGACAATATCAATCTAGGCAGCTTCCGGGCCATTAACGCCACGCCGGCCCAGGTGCTTGATAAGCTGAAATCTGAGTATGGGTTATTCAGCTATTTTGTAGGAGATGTTTTAAATGTCGGGTTCGCAAATGATGCGAGCCAGACCAACGAAGAGGAGTTCGTTATGGAACAGGTGGGAATAAACAGCAACGATCTTGAATATCGTATTGCGGATGAGATTAAAATAAAGGTAAAGGCCATCAGTATGATGCCTGATAACTCTAAAATTGAGGTTGAAAGCGGAGACCCAGACGGCGACCAGCGCACCCTTCATTACTACAACCTTAATAAAACGGACTTGCAGGCAATAGCCGACAAGTGGGTAAAAGAGTATAAGTATTCCGGATTTGTCGGATCACTGGAAACATTCGGGGAACCTTATGTGACGCACGGCGACCGGGCCAAAATAACAAGCAAGAAATTGCCAGAACGTAATGGCACGTATCTTATAAAGGCAGTGAAAAGAACGCTTTCTGTAAGTGGTGGATATCGGCAATTTATTGATTTAGGAGTAAAAATAGCATGAGTAAAAAGCAATTAGTTGACGCCCTGAGGGATGCGGTAGATCCAAACGTTAAGGCCTTTAGCCTGGCTTGTACTGTTGACAGTGTGGACTTGACGAATCTTACATGCTACTGCGTGCCTATTAACGGAGACGCGGACATGCAGGAGGTTAAGTTGATTGCAAACAACAACAAGGGGTTTCTGATCGTGCCAGCGGTTGACAGCGTGGTAATCGTTTCGCTATTGTCAGGATCCAGCTATTATGTGTCGATGTTTAGCAAGGTGGATTCGATACAATTGAACGGTGATTCCTACGGCGGAATCCCCCGGGTCGATCCCTTAGTGACCAAAGTAAACGCCCTTGAGAACTTGTTGAACAATGTTTTAAACGTTCTCAAAACAACCTCTATACCATTGGCTCCTTCCGGAACATATCCTTTTGCGCCGTTATACGCAGCGCTTAGCAATATTGCGCCGCTAACACAAAAATCAGATTTAGAAAACACGACTGTAAAACATGGCAACGGAAGTTAAAGACATAGCGCTCGATGATGATTTCGATCTGCTTTTCGAAAACGGGGATTTAAAGATTTCTGAAAGTGACCAGCAATCAATCATTCTCATTTTAAACACCTCAGTAGGGGCCTGGAAAGAATTTCCGACTTGTGGAGTTGGAACAAGGCAATACCTGGCTTCTTCCGGGCAGGCCCTGAAACTAAAACGTGAGATTGAAGTTCAGCTACAGGCAGATGGGTTCCAGGTCAACGGAATCAATGTCAAGCCAAACAATGAAGATAAATTTGATTGCTACCTTGACGTAATAAGGCCATGAACTCGGTATTTGTAAAAACAGGCTTATCCATTTTCGATATCGCTTTGCTGGCTTCTGGTGATGCTTCTCGCGCATTTGATATAGTTGACCTAAACCCACAACTTGACAATATAAACTCGCCAGTTGGGGGATTGACTTTGTTTTATGAGTACTCAGCGCCTCCAAAACGAGAAACCGTTAAGGTAGTTCAGGACAAGCAAAGAGTTGTAATAATCAGGAGTGATCAGACGCTTTTCGACATTGCGTTGCAACTTTATGGATCGCCTGAATACGTATTCAATCTGATTGATTTAAATGGGTCAATTGCCAGTCTCACAGACGAGGCAATCGTAAATTTGAATGTCAATTACGTGAAGCAGTTTACAGCCATACCGGTATATTTTGACAACAATAACACGACAATAGCAACCAGATACCCAATCATTTCTGGAAGCTTCTTGAAACAAGAAAACCTTTTATTCATCTTACAAGAAGATGGATATAAAATAAAACTGAATGCCTGATTTATCCATATCCCAACTTCCCGCCTCAGGAACCCTCACGGGATCTGAGATATATGTGTTCGTTCAGGGCGGAGTTACCGTGCGGGGAACGTTAAATGATATTGCTGCATTCCTCGGATCCACATCATTCATTCCCTTATCCGGAACCGCATCTGGCAGTCCCCTCACCAATCTTATTGAATACCTGAATGCCTACGGAACAGCCGTATCTTCTTCGCAGGGCTTCTATGTTGGAACTGGAGGAAATGATCTCGATATTCAGAATGCAAGTTACTACAACACCATACTTTTTGAAACTCCGGTATCAGGGGAATCGAATCAGATTTATCTGAACAATCAGCAAGGTACCTGGACAACGAGAAAGGGATCGGCGAACGTTATTCTAACGACATTCGCTGATTCGGCCGGCAGCTATTTCAGGGTGAGGGCTTACGACGGCACAACCCTTGGTGAAATCATTTTGACTCCTTTCGCCCTGACAGGAAACACGGTTTTCACGCCAACACAAAACGAAGACTTCATCCAAAAGGGTTATGCTGATTCGGCTTACGTAAAAACAAAAGTTTCCGGTTCAGCGGTTGTTGCCGGAGGGCAAATAACGCTACCCAACAATCCGTCATTTATTTATTCGATTCACGCTTTTGCGTTGCCACTTTTCTTAACAGAGGACTATACGCGCTCATCAGCAGTTCTATCATTTACAAACCCTGCCGTTTCTGACGGTGACACAATACACTATACTTATGAATACTAAAAAAATACTTGCGATTTTCGCGATACTAACGGCGTCGTTTATTCAGGCGCAAACCTATGTAAAACTCAAATCCATCGAACCGGCGCCTGGCTCTGGTTACTCGATCGGCACCGGCACTAACGGGAGTCCAGTATATACAAAGTCGTTATCGATCACCACACTTACGGCTACTGGTGCAGTTCTTACAAGCACAGTAAGCGCCAACTTATTCAGTGCATCAACTGGAAGCATTGGATCACTAAGCTCAAGTACCATTACTTCTGGCGGTCTGACTGTAGGTACAACGAGTTTAAACGCTACGGCATTTGGATCGGCTCGATTTTCCCAAGGAACAGCGTTTGTAGATATCGGCGAAAGAACAACCAATGAAGGGACTATCTGGCTTAATTCAGCGACTCCGACAAATGCGAACTATGCATTCACAAGTACCGGGTCAGCTCTGTCTCTTAACGGCTCAACAAGTGTTACATTCCGAATAAACGCTACGAATAACATCGCGCTTACCAGCAACGCTTTGACCTTCATGGACGGGGTTAACATGGTTTTAGGTACAACCACGGGGACGAAATTCGGCACAGCCACATCTCAGAAAATTGGATTCTTTAATGCGACTCCGGTAGTACAGCCTGGAGCCACAACGGATCTTATTACGGCACAGGTCAATCTAGGGCTTAGGGCATCAGGAACAGCGGTTCCGATCACAACGTCCGGGGCAATATCTTTCAACAGCTCGACAAACACTACGCTTACAAACAACAACCTGGCTATAGCTACCGCCGGAAAAGGCCTTGTGATAAAAGGCGGGGCAAACTCAAGGATAGGCACAGCTACATTAGTGGCCGGTACAGTCACGATTTCAAACACTACCATAACAGCGAACACGAGAATATTTGTAACGGTTCAGAGCTTAGGCACTGTGACCACTATGAAGGCAGTAGGGGTAACCGCGAAAGTAAATGGCACATCCTTCACTATAACATCGGCCGACAACACAGATACATCTGTAGTGGCTTGGCAGCTAATCGAAGAAAACTAAAAACTAAATATATGCCTACAGCAAAACAAATTCTTTCGAATGCAAAAGCAGCAGTACTCGCAGTTCAACCTGATATCGACAAGGAGTTGTCGTTAGACGAGAGCCTAACAGTTACAAGGGCCGCCGCTGCATCACTCGACACAGTTAACCCGACGATTGAGGTTTATCCTCCAAAGATCCCAGCAAAGTAATGAAGCGATTGTTTTCATTATCTTTTTTCGTAGTGGGCATTTTGTCAATAGTACTCTATTTGAGTACTTATGCCGTAACGTGCTATTACCACGATCCACGAGATTCATCAGCCGAAAACATTACATGCTGGTGGCTTCTGTGCATCATCATGGATAGGCTCGGGTACTTCGCTTTGTCGTTGTCAATCTACCTTTTTACCTACAAAGTAAGAGAATATCGAGAGCTGTTATTTAACCTGGTATCCATTGCTGCATGCACTGTTTCAGGCAACGACCTAATAGAGCGCTACGGAGGTATAACAAGCTTCCGGGTATTCTGGGATAGTCTTATGATGCTTATAGGCATATATTCAATCGTAAAAATTTACAAGCAATCATGTCGCAACCTTTAGAACTCGGATACGTGGTAACAGTACTCCTCGGCATACTTGGATTCGTCGGCGCTCTTGCCGTGAACGCACTAATGAGCATAGCTAAGTCTGTAAACGAAATCAAAACACAGATAGGCATCATGGCGACAAAGCACGACGCTTTAGAAAAAAGAGTTGAGGATCTTGAAGACAAATGATCACCGCCAGAAGGCACAACTACCTATTCAAAACCATGGAAAAACCAAAATTGATTTACGAAGACCAATTGCCCGAAATGACCGATGCAGAATATTCGCATTGGTATAGCCTATCTCAAGTTGTAGATGGCGTAAGAATGGGGCCTGATTTGATGGAACTCGAAATAATTGCCGCCATCGCAAAAATAAAGGGTCTGTACGGAAAACCTGCAGCTATTAAGTCGGAAGCCCTGTTCAGAAACGAAACGAGGCACTTTAAAAGCGGTAATTTCGCTAAGACCTATTCGCCTGGAATGGAAGCCGTAAAACGCCCTGATGGCTCCGTGTTGCCTTACCCTTATGGTTGGACATCACTAAGAACATTTTGGGACGAAAACCCGCAATACAAGCCTACCGATCTATACATGCAGGTAGAAAACGACAGCAGACAGGCAAAGTCACGAGGCGAACGGGCCTTCATTGTGTTCCCGTCGATCGAAGCTTCGTTTATGACCGTGGCGAAACGTTTACAGATGAAAGGCTGGGACACCGGCGCATGGTTCGCGGATGCGATTCACCCAGAAAAGCAGGCCCAATACAGGGAATATTTAACGAAGATAAGAACACCTTACGCAAACGCTTTATGACGATCACAAACGAAGACAACATGACCTTAATGGCTCGCTACCCGGATAAGTACTTTGATCTGGCGATTGTTGACCCCGAGTATGGAATTGGAATCGCAAAGAGCGGAAGCCTAAGCACGATGTGTAAATTTTCAAAAGGATTTAAAAAGCAAGCGGTTTACAAAAAGGTAGCTTGGGATAACGATCCGGCCGGTAAGGAATACTTTGACGAGTTGTTTAGAGTTAGTAAAAACCAAATCGTTTTCGGCGCAAATTTTTTCATTGATCATTTGAAAAGCTCAAAAAACTTTTTAGTTTGGAATAAAATAGGCAACGACAAAAGCGGGAGGTTTTCTCCCGTAGAACTTATTTGGACATCCTTCTCAAGGACGCCTAAGGTTTACGATGTTCCATGGATAGGCTTCGGATATTTGAACAACAAGCGAAAACAACGAAAAATACATCCTACCGAAAAGCCTATTGAACTCTACGATTTGATTCTAAAAGACTTCGCCAAACCAGGTGATAAGATACTTGACACGCATGCGGGTTCATGTTCTATAGCCATCGCCTGCATCGAGAATGGATTCGATTTAACGGCCTGCGAACTTGATCCAGATAATTACGCGGCAGCCATGAAAAGAATACAACAGCATCACAAATTCGCCTAATGTGCAGATTACTTAAAAACCTATCGGACAGCCTTAAGGCATCAGGAGGCGGCTACAGCGGTCGTAAGTTAACAGCGCTTGTACTGACCTGCTGTATCATTGCTATGCACTATTTCCTATGCCGGTATGCCTTTGTACTGGGTAACTTTGGCCTCTTCATCAGCGTTCTGGTTATCGACCTTGTAGGCATCGCTTTCTTTCTGCTGCTCATCGATGTAAAGCAAATCATTGAGCTGAAAAACGGCAAGAAAGATTTGGATAAGGACAAGGAATGATGTATATTTGAACTCCTATCTACAACAGTCATAGTAAAAGCCTGCAAGCTTCATGGCAAGAAACCGGTTAGAGATAGCCGGTTTTTTTATTTCTTAGTTATGAAATCCAGAATATAAATAATAAACCTGTGCATCAGGCTTCCCGAAAAAGCGCTCCAAATTCCACTAGAAAGACTATCTATTGAACTTTTAATAGTTTTTTTCATTTTCGCAATTCAGGGTTTTGATGAATATTTCCAATCACAGTCAAACTATCTTCATGCATGGCGAATCCAAATAAGTAGCCAGAAAGCTGGTCGTCCTTATCGAAGTTATTAAAGTAAACTCCGTACTCGTCAATCGAGATTGATCCAGTAAATTCACGCTCCCCTTCTCCTGCGCCGGATTGAATAAACAAGTGCATCGTAATGATGTCGCCGTTGTAAATTTTATTTCCGTCCTTATCTTTTTTGCCAATGTACTGCCCTTGGGTTCCATCAATGATTTCGGTCTCATGGTAGTCATTATAGCGCTCAGGCGTTCCGTAGCTCATAATTACTTTCGGTTGCATTCTCGATAAGAGATCACCGTAAACCCAAATGCCATTTTTGTTTAATCCTCGAAATTCAATTTCCTTTGTCATGGTTTAATTTTTTTTAATCAATTATTTTAATCACTCTCACCGGGAAGTAGAAAGGCTTATTATGAGCCAGCGTTAAGGCTGTTTTGTATTGTCCGTTTTTCTCAATTACCACCCCGAAGTTTATAGACTTGGCAAAGATGCTTTCCGTTAGCCATTTCCTCAGCTCATCGGGATCAAAGATCACGTCCCAAAAAACCCTCATATCGGTTTGACCTTCCGGTATAAGCTTGATTTCTAAACGATCACCCTTTATATGCAAGTGTACAACAATTTCACGCAGAATACCTACGAGATCCTGGTAATTTGCACTGCCTATACTTTCGGCGTAATGCGGGTACGTGACTCCTATGAACGGTGGTTTACCGGGTTTGTTGGCTAAAAATAGATTTTTCTCAAAAAGCATGCTCCAAAATTACAGCGGATTGTAGTAACATTTTGCTATAAAATGTAGCATTACGAACTATTCTGATTTACCGGAAGGCTTTACCCACACAGAAGGTATCTCCTTGTAGCCCGCATTCTTAAGGAGCTTTGAAATCATATCTACAGATAGTTTCCCGGCTTTAAAAAAGCGCTTGTGTGATCGGGCTATTGATGGTTCTATCTTGGCCTGCTTATACCACCCACGTTGTTCAGCCAGATGCTTGAAGGCTTCGTGCGTGTTCATTAATACTGAGCCGAAATAATTTTACCAGTTATGAGGCTCTTGATTTCTTTTTTCCCTTTGATGGAAGCATATTCAGCGTGAGCCTGATCGAGCGTTTCCACTTCTTTTACGAGAACAGCCCTATCTTTTACGATTTTGTTTACTTGATAATTTTTCATGTTATAGATATTTAGTGATTGAATAGTTTACTTCTTTTCCATTTGCCCTGATTCCGTTGCCGCAAATCTCGGCAAGTTTTGTTTCTTTTCTATTTGTCATTCCACGAGTAACGCTAATGAGTAATTCATAAACGGTTCCGGAGAAACCAACCTCTACCTCCATTTTCATAGCGCCCATTATGGAGGCTAATTTGTCAGTCAATCCCAATTTTTCAACCTTTGCAATGATGTATGATTTTCTTGCTTTTAAGTTTTCGATTGTTAAGAATGTTGTTTTCATGGATCAAATGTACGAATAAATTCAATATCGTGATATTTTTATCACGATATAAATATAAACACCTGATTATCAATGCTATTATTTGTACCTATCGGCTATTTCTGACCAGTATTCGTGTCCTTCTTTTGTAATGAACCACGGAAAGGCAGAAGTTATAGCTGCTTTCATATTCATCTCCCCGTGTTCTATTTGATCCCACCAATGCTGTTCGTACCTAAACGCCTTTTTTCTTTCCTTCTCAGGTAGCTCGTTGAGCCATGCGCGAATCGTTTTCATTTCTTCGGTGGGTTAGGGAGTGGCTGCCAGTGGGTGATGTGAACATCTAAAAATTGAAGATCGATCGAAAACATTCTTATTTCGGGTTTGTCCGAATAATCAAACCAAACTAAATAAAAGCCGTTTTCATTTGGTAACCTTTCACTTACAGGAATCGACCTGTCCTCCTCCTGGCATGCTGTGTATCCTGCTATGAAGCCCTCTCTAAGTTGGGATGGATCAGATTCTACCGTTTCAGATCCGCCGATGTAAAATAGCTCTTTAGTTATTATGGGATATTTTTCAGCAGAAAGTTCTTCAATTTCTGATTGTGTCTTTTTCATTTCTCTTTTTTTAGCTGGTTATTTTCTTATTTTACTTTTGTAGGTGTAAAGTAAAATAGTGATTTTGTTTGGGCTGGGTTAATATTTTTCAATTACATCAATGCACTGTTTTACCTGCATTAAGTACTCTTTATCTTTTTCAAATTTAAATTCAAGATGTTTTAAAAAATTTAAAACACTTCCAACATCACCTATAACGAATCCTGAACCTCTGCATGTTCTGCATTTTAAAGACGGCTCAACGCCTATTCCTGGATGAAATTTAGGATTATGTTTAAACCCACGTCCTTCACACTTGACACATCTTGCCATTATTTCCTAAATTGATTTCCAATAATTAAACCCCCAACAATCCCAGCTACTCCTGCCTGAATTATCCTTTTAAAACCCCTTCGCCTCACTTCTTTCTTATAGTACTTCACCGTGTCTTCAACTGATTTATAAGCCCGTACAAGCATAGTTGAATCATTCCTTATGATTGTTTCCTGATCTCGTATAGTGCTGTCCTGAGATGCTACAACGAACAACAAGAGCTGTTCTGTGCTGTCCCGAAGTGCCTTGTAATTCGATAGGTAAGACAAGCAGGTATCAGGCGCATAAACGATGATCGTGTCGTAATAGATTTGAGCTGATCTCTGAGCCTTTGGGATCTCTGCTTTTGCTTGTTCAGTCCTATGTTTTCGGTGGACGAGGCGGCGTTTGATTTCGAGGTTTTCGGTTTGCAGGGAGTCGGTTGGTTCTTTTTGGATTGGCCTATGACAGTGATTTAAGGCCAAGTCAGTGCAAGCCACAATGAGGCATAGAAGCCAAAGCAATGTTATTAGTGCGAAGTAGTCGCGTTTTGTTTCTTTCTCCATTATTTCAGCAGATCGGGGTTTTCGTGAATTTTTCCTACAACGGTATATTTTTCAGGGTTTAAAGGGGCCTTGTTTATGTAGCCATCTTTCCATTTGAGGCAGAACATGCCTTCGTGGAAAACAATCTGGCACCGCACTTCTTTAGAGTTTTCCATGTTATTAGGGTCCTTATACATGAACTCCACAACATCATCCTTATAAATCTCCTTTCCGTTCTTGTCTTTAAGTCCGATGTATTGCCCTACGGTTTCGGGATCAACTTCATGCGCTATAACATAGAAGTTGTGTTCCACAATCAGCTCAGAATCGTCTTCGACTTGGTAACAAAAGTCAAGTATGTTTCCTTCCATTATGAAAGCCTTGCCCTTTTCGGAATAAGGGAATCCGAAAGCCCATTCGTCGCTATTCTTTATTTTACCGCGGAATTTAATTTCGTTCATTTTTTTAGTTTTAATAATTACACATTGTCACTCCAAGCGCGGTAACTACCAGCGCTAGTATTATGATAGCCCAAAGGCATCCTCGGCCGTTAGCTTCTTCGGGGTTAAATTCGTTCTTCATTTCATCAAAATTCAACCGGCTTATAATTTCTATACGCTTTCTCAACAGCTCTAATATCTCGGAAGTGCTGTATAAGGCCATTCACAACAAGGGTGATGAATGCACCGGTTATTATCCCTCTGGCATCGTATGATATATCAGACCATGAGAATATACCGCCACGTTGTTTATCTGAAACCTCTTTACCGAGTGATACAGCGGTCATAACCGAAGCCCCTAAAAGAATAGACTTAGGCTGGCTATATCCATATTGGAACGCTGTTATCCCGATTAAAGGCACTCCGTGACTATTTACTAAGAAGTGCGCTACCTTGTCTGGCTGAGCCACAACCTTAAAGGTTATTAGCATAAGCAAAATTGTTATTGTTTTCATGTTTAGTTGTTGGGTTCTAATGAATAGTCTAAGCCTCTTCTACACAGGCCATAAGTGTTTAGTACCGGGGTATTGTAGCAGCACCATATAACAGACCTGTGCTTGCTGCCATACCTGAAATGTGGTGCCGTTTTGTAATTTATTTTTTTGTTGATTGGAAGATTTTCGTACCTGTAAATGACAGGCAGGGCGTATCTACTTTTTTCCTTTTTCTCAAATAGTTCGATTTGCATCATCTCCCCCTTTCCCCTCGTACTGCGTTATTGTTTCGATGAAGTCAATGGCGTCTTCCTTCGTTTTGAAAACATTACTCAGTAGCACTTCATAAGATCCGTCACCAAAACATGATGGTTCGGTTTGCCAATGCTTGCCTTTCAAAGCCTCGACCAGCTTGGCAGACTTGGCGCGTTCTTCTTTCAGTGCATTAGCAATAGAGCATGATTCTTGTATAATGCGAATCCTATCCATATGGAATCCAATAATTGTTTCCTTCGCCTCTTCCAGCTCCTTCCTGAGAGCGGCGTTTTCTAAAATAAGCTTTGATGTTGAATATGTGTTTGGTTCCATGGTTACAATTTTTCAAGTATGATTTTTAATTTACTTGTGCGATCTTCGGCGGCTTGCCATTTTTCTATATCCTCCCTATACTTATTCATTAACATAGTTCCGCTATAGGGAGAAGGAATAAATTCACCATCAAATGGTGGATCATAATATTTACCTATTTGTTTTTTAGGGTCTTGAATCGGATTCACCGTATAGATTCTGTTAGCTTCCAGCAAAGAGTCAAGGGATTCTAGGGCTGAATGAAAAGCGGATATTTCTTTTCGATAATCTTTATAGCCAATGTAAAATTCATTGCTCATTTTTTCAACTATACCCGCCGCCTGTTCCTCCGTTATTCCGGGATGAAGGCCGATGATTTCGTAATTTCCAACAGGTAAAGGAATTTTCTCGCATCCGTAACTGTTTGGATATTCCAGCCAACTACGTCCTATATGATCCTCTGACATTTTTATGTTTTCTGACCCCTCCGGCACATCTACCACCAGGTACTCGCCGCTTTCTGTTTTAAGTGTGTGTTGCATGGTTATAAGTAGTTTAGTCCTAACTTATTTACAAATTTGCAATGATGAAATTCGGCATCTACAGCCATCATTTCCATGTGTTGCGAATGCCGGTCAAGGATGTTCTTTAGCTCCTTCTTTGTTTTCGCGGCCTCAATTTCGTCGAGGTTTAAAATATCTCCACCATAAAAATCACGGTGATTAAGCATTTCCTTTTTTATGTTTTCTATTGACATATTTATTTCCACCGGTTTAAGATTAA